TATGTAAGACCTGTAAACTCAAAAGACATCCTTGGTAAAGTAATGGCTGTTGACTTATTCAAGTCTGGTGTTTGTTCCAATCTTGCTAAAAACTTTTGGGTAGGACCATATGCCAATGGCACTTTAATAGTAGAATCCTCTTGTTTAACAGTTATACCATTAAACAAAGTACCAAAAGAAATAATGGTTCTTCTCAGAATTTCGTTGTAGAAATATTCAAACATTGTTATAGTCCTGGTATCTTATTTAGGGAGTACCGAATGGGTTCTGTTCAGTAAAGTCTAATATGCTATCTGCTTCTGTTTCAATATTAATATTATCTGCAAATCCATCGTCTGTTGGATCTGTATTAACTATTCTTAGAGCATGAACAGAACCTGATAAGGAACCAGTTATATTCTCTCCAAGAGAGAATGTTCCAGAGATTGAAGATACTTCTAAAATATTTGAGACAGAATCCCATGTTCTTACTTTACCAGTTGCCCCACTTATTGCACCCGTTACAGTTTCATTGAATCTATAATCTCCACTAGATCCAGCAGCTGGAGCAGAGAATGTTGCAGTAAGTGGAAGATCACCAGCAGTGTAACCAGCACCAGTGTTAGTAAATCTAACATCAGTAACAGATCCAGCTGCATTAATAACAGCAACAGCAGTAGCAGTTGTTCCAACTCCTGTTGGACCTGCAAATGTTACAGTCGGTGCAGTTACAAATCCACCACCAGCACTTGTAACAGTCACAACACCCAATGTTCCATCAGCAATATATGCAGTTGCTGCAGCACCAACACCAGTATTACTAGTAAATGCTACACCTGGTGCAACAGTATATCCTGCACCTGGATTTGCAATTTCTATTGTTTGTACTGATTTTTGATTAAGTCCTATATTTAAATTACAATATTGAATACCAGCAATTAGAACTGCAGTTGCAATACCTGTTGTTCCACCAGAAGGTGCTGACGATAAACCGATTGTAGGGGGTGTAATGTATCCACCGCCCCTATTTGATATAGTAAAGTAATTGAGTCCACCAGTAGGCACTACACCAGTATATGCAGCAGCAGTTGATGCAGCACCTACCAAAGTGAATGTTTGGGTTGGGCCTAGTATTGTTGGTGTTCCATCTTCAGATGTTCCATCAACATTATCACCAATCAATTCATTATCAATTTC